TAACTGTATGACTATGCCCAGGATCGGCAATTGTGTGAGTGTGACTCACAACTACAGCATCGGCACTACCACCAGTTGCTGCTACTGCATATCCATTGCCAGCACCAACAATAAATTTATCTCTCAAATTTGGAGTTCCATTTGATCCATTACATAATGCCCATCCAGTTGGAATACTAACAATACTTCCAGACCACATGATAATTCCACCAACTGGAATGGTTCCATTTCCAACAAATGCAAGTGCAGTCACATTATTAGAAACTGTTATATTATCAGAAACTGTTATTTTTTTCGCACTTACATCTGCAGTTGAAGCATTTAAAGTGGTTACAACAGTAAGTTCATTTACACTTAATTCTGAAGAGAAATTTTGAGTTGTTGCAGTTGATTGTGCTTCTGGAACTCCTAAAAATACTTCTTCTCCAGTAAGAGCATTGATTTTCTTTTTACCAATATAAAATTCACCATTACTATTCATTCCAGTGTATAAAACAGAACCACCACGAGTTGTCAAAGATTGAGAAATTAATACTTCATCATCAGTTAAAACTCGACTTTGATTTGTTGGCATTCCAGTGGAATAATTTCCAGGACCGAATCCAGTATATTCAAAAGTATGCCCAGATGCACGAAGAACTGAGTTCCTTCTTAACTCAATTGGAATAACTTTAATTCGTCTTACAATCGAACTGGCAGCATGTGCAGCAACTTTGGTATTAAATACTCCTCTTTGAACAAAAACACTTACACCAGCAACTGAAGTTACTAACATAATTTCATCATCAATTTGAACAAAATTAGATTTCTGAAGTCCTCTAGTATTGTTTAAATTAAATGTTGTAGCAACTAATGAAATTGAAGATGTAATTCTATTTTGATATCCATCAAATAAAGAGTAATGTCTTGAAGACAGATTTTCAAGAGAAGAGTTAGTATCTCTTAGAGATGGTGCTAACTGAACAGAATAAAAATATGATCCAGGATTTACTGTAGAAGCATTTCCATCAACAACAAATGAAGTAGATGTTGCTGATACTACATTAAAAGTTGTTGCAATATCTTGAAAATAAACTTTATTTCCAGATACTAATGAATGTGGAAGTGAAGTTGTAACAGTTGTATTTGTAGTTCCAGAAACAGATAAAACTGTTTGAGTTCCTCCAGATAATACTGCACTTGCGGTTGATCCTGTTTCAGTAACTCCATTTGCATTTACATATGTAATTGTATTGTAAGTTACTGAAGTGATTGGGAAGAACCCATCATTTCCAGAATTTGTAGAATTAATAACATGAATGGAAGTTAAATCTGCATTATCAACAGTAGCAACACTTACTTCTGCTATAGAACCACTTGAACTGGAATGTGGTATTCCTTTGATTTGTAAATTGTCATTTACAGCATATCCAGATCCTGGGTTTGATGCTTGAACTGAAGTAACAGATCCACCAGACACAGTTACATTTACAGTAGCATCAATTCCTGAACCTCCACATACTGGAATATCATACCAAGTTCCATTTACAAAACCTGTTCCTGCTGAGAGAATAACAAATTGTAAAGCACCTTTAAGATTAATACCTTTTGTAGTAGTAATAATACAATTAGATCCTACTTTTGATATTTGAGAAACTTCAAATCCTGCATTAAAATCTTTAATAAATTGAGAAGTAGATTCTTTGGTAACACTATTTTCAATATTATTAATATCAACTTTACCAATTAACTTTCTTGATGCAACAGTTTTTGTTGGATATGGATCAGAATTGGGATTATCTAAATCAATAGTTGGATACAAATATTCTACACTTTGAGATAATTTTACATCTTCTACATTAAATGGAGAAACTGTAGGAATATTTTTATAAGGATTTAAAGTTACATGATAAATTCCATCAGAAGATCCTTCTGAATAAGGTTGAATAGTATTAACTTTATATAATTGATAATCATTATTTAATTGCTGACAAGTGAAATATGGAAGATTTACTCTAACTGCAGAATCACTATCAGTAGTATAAGGTGGAACTCTATAAGTTGAAGACGCACAATTTCTTTCGTTCATCCAAGTTAAGTAACTTGTTTGAGTTAGAGTTTTAATTGTTCCAGGATTATATGTAATTACATAAGTAAAATATAAATCACTAACAACAGAAGAAACTACAAAAGAACCATTATATCCTGTTCCTGTTCCTAATCCAACTGGATTTAGTTCATTTGAACTTTTTAAGTTTAAAATATTGATTTTATTTCCTACTTTTAATCCATGTGAATTCTTTGTAATTATATGAGAAGTTCTTATTCCACCAGAAACAGTAGTCCAAGCATCTACAATTTGATTTGTATTTCTAGCATCTTCTAATGAACTTATACTATTTGAAGTCAGAGTATAATTAGAACTCATTTCAGTAGAAGATCTTTCAATGATGTATCCTACATTTAGATCAGATGCACCTGAAGAAGTTTTTGGAATTACAATTCTTGCTCTATAAAGTTTATCATCTAAATTTCTTGTATCAATTTTTCTCTTAATATAAAATACAGGATCAGTAGTTCCAGAAAGTGCTGCAATAAATGCTGAATTTGATTCAATTGATAAGTACCACTGATTATTTGTAGCATCAAATTGAATTGGATGAGCAACATCTCCTGGATTTCTGTCAGAAACTTTACTTACTAATTTAAGATTTTGAGAGGGTAAACCTTGTTCACTTTTGATATTTAAATATCCGGTGGTTGAAGTACTATTAAAAATATTTTCAGATAATTTTATTGTAGTAGAAGTTAAACTATTATGAATATAATAAATTCTATTAGGTTCTAATCCATCTGGCAATATTGCATTATTTGAAACAATTCGAACTGCCTGAGATGCATTAATTCCTGTTGGACTGCCAACAGTTTGACTTTGAGTTAATGTAAGAGTATCAGTTGTAGATATTGCTTGTGAACTACTAATAGGAACTTCAAATTTATAATTTGGAGTTATTGTTGCATTATATTCTGATGCTCCTGATTTAAAATATATTTTATCATTTTGCCTACCACCAACTGAAAATCCTCTAAACTTTCCAGATGGAGGAACAAGTAAATTGTTATAATTTTTTAAATATATTCTAGTATTTGAATTTGAACTTGCTCTAGATGCAGTATTTGTGCCATCAATTGCAAGACAATTAATATCATTCTCAGAATTGGATATCTCTTTTGGAGGAATAATATGAGTAATGAATGCATGATTATCCTTACTTAAGGTATAATCTTTAAATCCTTTAGAGGCAAGTGCAATTGAACCAAAGTTACTATTTGAATTAGTAATACTTTGATCTCCTCCATTATCCGCAACAAATTGCTTTGAATATCCAATTGCAAAAATTGAAACACATTGAATAAAAGCATCATTTGATGCTTTAATATGAACACTCTCCCAAGAGGGTTTACATATTGCCTTTGATTCTTGATGCAAGAAGTTTGTAGTTCCACTTTGTTCAAGATATGTTCCAGTTGTATCACTATAAGTTACAAACGCACGATCATCTTTTTGTAAAGAAATTCCAGTAAATTGTGCGGTAACCATGCTCTTGAATCCAGTTGCCTTAGATCCATCAGCATGAAGTCCATTCATTCCATAAACCGACTTCAAACTACAGTTAAAAACGTAAGGTGAAGATGATGAAACAGTATCAGAAACTGTGGTTACTTTTGAAGTTGTATCAACATATGGTGCAAGAGTAGATTGAGGAATATCAGTTAAACGATAAGTAAATTGGGTTGAACTTATAATTTGAGCAACAGAAAATGACCCGTTATATTCTAATCTTTGTTGAGAATTATTACCAACTCCAGATATTAAAATTGATGAAAGTGGGGATAATCCATGACCTGATGCAGTTGTTACAGTAACAATATTTGTTGCATTTGAAATTCCATCTCCAGCAATGAGATTTGAAATTCGAATAGAACCTAATCCTAAATCTCCAACAATTTTATTTTCTTCAGAATTTTGCTGAAGATCATTATATCCATCAATAATAACAGGATATCCAGCAAAATCACCATATCCTTTACTGATCTTGTAATAATACATTTCAAGATCAGTTTTAGTTAAAGTTACACCATTTTTGACATACTTATTTTTTCCATCTGCATATTCAAATGCAGTTAATTTATGGTGAGAATAATTAGGAACAACTGTTACAGTTTCGGATCCTGGATTATTATATACATTTCCAACTGGATTTCCATCAAAGATTGTGAATCCATAAAGATAACAAGATCCAGTTAATCTAAAAATAGCAGAAGAATTAACCTCAGTATTTGTAGGATCTGGAATATATTTTGGTCTTATTTTTGTCTTTCTAAGATCATTTGCAACAATTGATACACCTTTGGGAACAATAACTCCACCATCTGCACTGTTATAGATGTATAAACTATTGTCAGAATCATTTAAATTGAAATTACTTTCTATTGAAAGTTGACTAATTGTAGCAACAGATCCATTATATTTTTTAGTTGTTACACCATCACTATCAACATAGTATCCAGGACGATTATCAATATAATGAGTTCCTGGAGAAATTAAAATTGTAGTCTGATCAAACAAATCATTATTTGATCCTTGAACATATGAAAATCTAACTGCCTCAAGAAGTGCCCTTTGAATTGTTTTGAAAGGTCTTAATGCAGAATTGCCCTTATTCTCAATAGAATCTGTAGAATCTAGCTGACCAGGATCAACATACAGAATATTGCCATTGAGATTTTTTAATAAATTATCTAATCTAGCTAAAGGCATCTTATCTTTACTATAATTTCTTCTGTCTTATTTATCAATAAATATGTTTATTAATATTTTTTAGTTATGGCAATCAGCACTCAAACAGAAGCACTTATTGATTTATATGAAAAGAAAATAATACAAGATCAAACACAATTAGTTCAAATTAATAATACAATAGCAGGATATGAAATTAATACTGGAACACAAATTGTTAAAATTTATGGTGTAACAGAAAATCTTGCAAATTTCAATGTTCCTATAAGTGGACTAGACAATCAGATTGTAGGTATCAATTCAAGTATATATTTTTTATATCAAGATATTGTAGGAATTGCTACTCAAGCAAATTTTAATGGTTGTCCTGCATCTCCAGCAGGAATTACAACTGTATATGCTGATGTAGTAAGTTACAGAACTTATAACTTCACATTCCCAAATGTTTTTGGAACTTCTACCGGAACAATTACAACAGGAAATCTTGGAATTGGAACTCAAAACTTTATTTCACAAGTTGCAATTGGAACATACTTTGAATTTGATAGTAATATAGGAGTTTGTGGAATTGCTTCTGCTGCAATTAATGCTAAATTATCACAAATTAATACATTAGCAATTCAAAGAGATTCTTATATTTCAAGTGTAAATTCATTAAAAGCAGCAAGAGTAAAATATCAATTAGAACAACTTGGATATAATCAATCAATAGTACAAATAAATTCTCAAATTGCAGATAGTACTGCTATCTTAAATATTCTAAAAAATACCTCATTGCAGCAATTTTTCTAAAAAAATATCAACCCTCATACTCCAATTCACCACGAAGTTCAGCAAGTTTTGCCTCTGCATATGCACTCACACAAGTCCAATAAGTTTCCCCACTGACAAAATTGGAATCTGTGTAATGAGACGCAATATCATCTTGAAGTTCATTGAGGTCTTGAAGTTGGTCCCTGGTGATAATCATAGGTTAGTAGAAATCTTGTTTACCTATACATCATAGCACAGACCAGAGCATTTGGGGCAAGGAGTGGACAGTTTTTCGACTGTCTCTTTCAGATCCTCTATTTGATGCTGCTGTTCCTTAATTGCCTCAATCAATACTGGAATTAAACTGGTATATGCTATAGATTTATACTCACTGTCATGAATAACTTGAGGTATAACTTTTTCTACTTCTTGAGCAATCAATCCTAACTCGTGTCCCTCATAATCAATTCTATCATATTCAACTCCTTGAAGTTGAAGAACCTTATCTAAACAATTTGTTAAAGGTATAATATTTTTCTTCAATCTCACATCAGATGTAAGAACTGGTGCTCCATTTACTCTAAATGCTCCATAAAAATCATGAAGAATTGCTGCATTTGGATTAAATGGAACTGCCATAAAAGCAGAAGGAATTGCTTCAATGTGACCTCCTACTTCACAAGTATATCCAATATCAGTTATAAACCCAATAGTTGTATCAACTCCAAATTGAACATCTGCTCCTATTCCAAGTTCCAATCCTTCTCTATAATATAGTCCAAGTTGATTTGTTAATCCCACAAGGTTATTGATTCCAAGAGATTGAAATGCAAATGGTTTAGTTGCATCTAAACTTTGCCAAACTTCCAAAGATGCTAAAGGAGGAGTTAAAGCATCTCCAACTTGAATGCTTCCAGATTGTAAGTGATCTATGTATGACATTTTATACCAAATCGAAGAGTAAATTTTCTACTATTTTATCAAATAAATCTTTCAAACTTGTTGGAATTAAAGAAGCATTCGTGGAAATCATTACTGTATTTGACTGATATATTCCACCAACTGAACGTAATACCATTTTATTTCTTGCACCAATTCCAACATTGGCACCTGTCATTTTTAAAGTATCCCCAGAATCAATTCTTATATTTGAATTTGATTTAATAATAAAATCACTTTTTTGACTTGTTGCCTCAAGGGCAATTTCACTTGCCTTTACAGTAAATTTTCCATCTGTGCGTATATCAATATCTCCACCATTTTCAGATACTATTTTTAATCCTTCACTTTGACGACTTATAATATGATCTGCATAACTATCCTTTTTTGATGGCTTTTGACTTTGAATTTCAAATCCACCATTCTCAAATAATTTTACTGTAGCACCAGATGCTGAACTAATTTGAATTTGTCTTTTACGATTTGCTGCATCTTTGCCAATATAAATTGTCCCAAATTCTGGATCATTAAATACAAATCCTTTATTACTCATGATCTTCTGCACAATATACTACTTTTTGAACTTTTTGAGGGTCAGTTTCAACATATGAAATGTCATTTTTGAAATTGAGGACTGGTAATAAAACAGCACCTTGTCCATTCTCACTATTTATTTGCAATTCTGGGAATACATTAATAGAAGATCCGGGATTAATAATATTAATTCCAACAACTCTACCATCTTCATCCACTACTGGTGATAATGACACATCATTTGGACAAGAAGAATCTACAATTATATCCGAATTAGTATAACCAAATCCAGGTTCTACTACAATTACATCTGCAATTGTTCCAAAGATTTCTGATCCATTTTCAGTTACTGGAGTTGTTTCGCAAGGAGTTGTTACTACGGCAGGACCAAGATAACCAGAACCAGGATCTATCATAACGACATTAGTAACTTGTCCGTTCTCATTAATCCTAGTATATGCCTGAACTCCAGATCCATTTTCGCAAGGATCATTGAATGAGACAAATGGAGCAGTGTTATATCCAGAACCACCATTTAATAAATTGACTCCAATAATTTGCCCTAATGAATTAACAACTGATTCTCCAATTGCTCCAGAACCACCACCACCAAAAATTGCAACAGTTGGAATAATACAATTTATAGATGTTGCATTGCAGGTTGAAAACTCACTTCCTTCAGTTGTTCCTGAAGTATTTCCTAAGAATTTATCCACAGCAGAATTAACATCTTTGGATAGATTTCTTGCTCCTTGAGATGCAGAATATTTCATTATATTATCAAATCCAATTCCTGGGTTAGGAATATATCCTTTATTCAACTCATATGCATATTGTTGAGTACACTTATTATCTTCACATGATAAAAATGTAATTGCACTTGAAGCTGCATTAATAATATTTTCTAAAATTGAGAGCACTGATGAGATTGCCCCTCCCAAACTAGATGTAATTTCTCCCAAAATATTTTGAATTGAATCTGTAAGTTCATTTACAATTGAACCAAGAATGCTACCCAAAAATGCTTCTGCTGCACAAAGAGGAAAACTTACAACTTTTCCAATTAAATTCATTAAGAAATCTAAAATAAATTTAGAAACTTTTTGTGCAATTTTTTCAAAAACACACCAAATTTGTTTTGTTGCTTTATCTGCTGCTGCCTCTTTTAATGCCTTTAAGTTTGCGGGAAGTAATTGATCTATAAGTCCCTTTAAAAGTTTATAAATTTCTCCAATAATTTTATCTCTTATTTTCTTAAGAAGTCCAATAATTAAATCTGCAATTGCGTTTGCAATTTGTTTAACTTCATTTGCAATATCAGAAATTTTATTTAAAATTGGATTAACATATAAATTAATTGCATCTTTAAGTGTATTTGCAATACGAATAAACTTTCTTAAAAGATTTGTAATACCTGATAAAGGTCCTGAAGATGTTTCACATTTTAAAATAGGTTCAATTATAATTCCTTTTGCTTCTGTCTGATTTGCTAAAATTGTTTGTTGTTCTTTTCTAGTTGTACCAGCACTAACAACTTTTCCAGAAGTTTTTGGAGCACCTCTATCCGCACTTGTATTAGTACTTCCAACTCCTATTGGAGTTGTTGATGGAGGTGGAATTTTTGTTGGAGGTGGACTAAATGGTTTAAATTCTGATGTTCCTTTAGATAAAATATTATTCCAAGATTTAATGGATTCAATATCAGAACCAGAATAAAATGCTCCAACAATTACAGGTTGTTGACCATCATCACCATCCAAAAAGAATCCAAATACAATTGTTCCTGGTTGAACAGATCCCATAGCAGAATAGTTTCCTTCCCCAGCACCTAAACTTGGAGGAACCAATACATGTGCCCATGGAAGATTTTCATTACTAATTGTAGAATCTGCTGGATGATGTCCAAGAATTCTTACTTTACAACGAAGACCACCCTTTGCTTCTACATTCTCATTTACATTTGAGATTGAAGGTGCAATTTGTCCAATAAACCACTTGAACCCATCTCTACCAGCAAAATTAGGATTAACTAAAGTATGTTCTAGTATCATTTCTGTTGTGTTCCGTAAGAATCTCGAATAAGTTTGAGACCAGTGTAACCTTGATTAGTTTCAAAAGAATGTGCAAGTTCTTTAATTAAATAAAGACCTGACTTCTTAGCATCCTTTTGTTTTTCTTGTTTTGTAACCTCACCTATATTTAACTCAATTACATCACCAACTGTAAGATTTAGATTTAATGGAACAGTAATACTTAAAGTTTGACTAAATGCTAGGTTATATCTTGCCACAGATTGTGACTGATATTTTTCTTTCAAATCTTTTGATGTTCCAGATGGGGATAAAGTATCCATTGTATAGTTATCAATCATCTTTACCATCAATCTAGATGGAGAATTTTCTAATCCATTTAAAATCTTTGGTCGTTCAGTACTTTTTGAAGTATGTTTCATAATATCATAACTTTCAGTAAGTTTATACTTATAAACAGTTGGAATACGAGTATTAATATCATAAAAATAATTAACACTTGAATACATACCAATTCTTAGATTTTCAAAAATATTTACGTTCTTTTCAAAAGTTGGAGTCACAACTACTCTATAATTTTCCTCAGTTGATGCTGGATCTGGTGCGTTTGCAGTATAAAAATATTTTTCGTAAGATTTTACATTGCCAGAATTAATTTGCAATCCATTCATTAATGAATCTACACTTTTGAAATTATATCCTTTATTATTTTCATAAAATAAAAATCCAGCAGTTCCAGATTCTCCAGAAGAACTTCCTGCTTGTGGAATTGCTTTTGGACATAACCAAGTCAAAACTCCAAAAGGTTTTTTTGAATTTCCAAAGAAAGAATAACTATTCATTGATGGTTCAACATCTATATTTTTTGTAGTTTTCAAAACATCTTTAAGAATTTTTCTTACAGAATCACTAATTTTTTCTACAGACCCTTCTTTATCTGGATACCTTCTAAAAACCCTTGTAGTTTCATTTGTAAAAAGTTCAGATGGAGCAAGTTCAACTAATATTGTTTCTCTTGTAGATTCAGTTGTTGTTCCATAAACTTTGTAGATATAATATGGATTTTTGGTTTCATTAATAGAAATTGATTTTCCAGTTGCTTCTTGGTCAATCTTTAATCTAACTCTTTCTCCTCCTCGAATTGGAAGTGCAGATAATAATCCATCAGTGTTCACAAGAACCATTGAGATAAAAATAGATGGAGAAAATAAATCTTCATAATATTTTGCCGAAGCAATGCATCCAACTGCATTGATGGATTTTGTTCCATCTAATGATTCAATAACGAATTCTTGTATTTTGTAATTTAAATATGATGACATTACTGTAATGTATTAAGAAGGACTCTCTTATAAAAACTATTTAACACCTGTTCTTCTGATGGTCCTTGCATTAAAGATGGAGCAGAAGAACTTTGCTGCATCATTATTGGTTGATTTGGTTGTTGTAATAATGGCATTGGTAATGGTATAACTTGCTGCTGTCTTGTGCTTGGTGCATATTGTGTATATGATGCTATATTTCTTTGTTGAGGTTGAGGTTGTATAATTTGAGTATTACGTTCTCGTAATGCCTTTACTCGATTCCAATTTGCATTTGGGTCATTATCATTATTGGCAATTATAGATCTATGATAAGTAAAATTTTTCAATTTTGAACTTCTTGACATTTCCTCTAATTTTTCTGCAACTAATCTATTATAATTTTGTTCTCCAGGAGCACCAAGTTCTCCTTTTGTTACATCATTATGTCCTGCAAAAATATTAAAGGTTGTGTTTGGATTATTTTTTATGACATTAAATATATCTTGAGCATTTTTATCTACTCCCTTTTTCATATCAGTTTCTAAAATGTTTCCACCTCTTTCCAACATTCCCAGTCCCTTTCCAGTTTTAGAATCAACTCTCCAACTTCTTGGATATTGTCCAAACACAGATGCAAATTCTTTAGATACTTTAGAAGAAGGATCTAGATAACTTGGCATCAATCCAGATTTTTGTTTTTCATTTGCTGCAGTAGCATGTATTTCCATATTAAACATATTTCTTGCACCACTAGAATTTGATGCTCCAAAAAATTCATTCATTAATGCTCTAACTCTTGCAGATCCAGCACGTTCTTTTGGACCAGAAGGAGTTCCTGGAGTTCCTCCCCATTGTGCCCCAGGAACATCAAATGCTAAACCAGAATAGTGAGCAGATCCATCTCCGTGCCCACCCACAACATCATAACCTTTCAACTCAGTAACTTGTATATTCTTTCCTTTTAAAAATTTATATGCTCTTACTGCAGTTGCTCTATCCTTAAATGCAAAATGATCATGATAGTTGTCATTAAATCTACCATTAATATATGTGCTATCGTGAAATTTATCATACCCTGAATCACTTGTATCTCCAGTAAGATATTGTGCAACCTGTCCTCTAAATCCTTCCCCAGGAATTCCACCCCCTGTGGGTTGATTCCCAAGTTGATCTTCAACTCTTCGTGCCATTGTAGTTGATTCATCCTTTGTATATGAATTAAAGGATCCAGAAAAAGATTTTGAAAACTTATCAAACTTATCAATAACACGTTCATAACTATTCAAAGTTTTTTTGAATGTTAATTTATTTTTATCATCTTTCTTTTTTAATACTAATTCTTTTTGCTTTTCTGTTTGTTTTTTTAATTGATTTTTTGGATCACTTTGTCCTGTTACATCTCTAAGTAAATTAAATGCATCTAATCCAAATGACAATACTTCAGCAGAACCAGCAATTAATTCAATAACTCCTGCTGCTGGCAATCCAATTCCAGTAGCAGCAGCACCACCAGCAGCCAATTGAAGTCCTGCAGCAGTTCCTGCTAATGTAGCAGATAATCCAGAAACTCTAGATCCAAATATATCTCCTTCCTTTTCTCTTTCTTTTGCATCTTGAGCACTAAAATATGCACCAGCACCTGGAATTATTGCTCTACCAAATTTGCCTAATGCTTTTTGAATTCCCTTTCCTGCTAATTTTGATGCTCCATTTGAAGGTGAAATATTTTTTAAATTTCTTGCACCAAATCTATTTTTAAATGCTTTATCACCATATCTTTGAGCATATCTTTGTTGAACAGGTTTAGAAACTCTTCTTCCAAATTTATCAAATCCTTTAGGAACTTTTCCTCCCTTATTGAATAATCTATTTGCACCTGCACCTAATAATCCAGGACCAAGTAATGCTCCACCGGCAACTAATGCTGGACCAAATGCTCCCAACCAATCACCACTTGATGCCTTAGTTGCAGCATTAAATGCTGCTAATGCTCCAATTGCTTTAAACGGATCATCAGCAGCACCAGGAGAAAAGAAGTTTCCTGCAAACTTTTTTATATTTGGTAGTTGGATCTTTTTTCTTGATTTTAACCTTGTTCTTCTATCATCTTCCAATTCAATAAGATCAAGTCTTCTTTTATATCGTTTTAAAACTGATAATTGTGTTCTTTTTTGATAAATTCCTTTTTCAAAAGTTCTTCTTAATTTTAGAGAACTTTTTTTTGCTTTATCTGAAACTTCTAAAATTGCACTAATTTTGGAAACTTTTGCAACAACTTGAGGTTTCTTTTTTTCTACTGGTTTTATATTAATGTCTTGCATATCTTATACAATTTGATAAATTAATCTTGAATATAATGTTAAAAAATTATCAGAATAAGATGTAGATACTGGATCAATTATAACATTACCTTGGTCACTCATTGACATTGGAGATGATTCTTGTTTTTGTGGTGTTGCAAATGGAACTATCACTGGTGAAGGTGATGATGGAGCAAGAGTTACATTTTGATATTGTCTTGGTGTTTGTGTTGGTGGTGGTAAAACTGGTGCCGATGGAACTAAGTTCATTCCACTCAATCCAGATTCCAAATTTTTAAAATCTTTCAAGGCACTTTTAAATTTTTTCCAATGTTCCATTGGTTGTGATGCAGATAGATTCCCTGCGGGTCCAGCATTATACATTTTAACCATCTGTTCCACATTACCTTTTGCTGGTCCATTTAAGAGATCCTTCATATACAAAGAACCTAAAATTATATTTGTTTGTGGGTCTTTAATATCATTTTTTAAATTATATTGTTTTCCATATTTTTTATATTGTTCGGCAAAAGTATCTGGCATCATTTGCATTATTCCAAGAGCACCAGATTCTGATTTTGCATTTGGATCAAATGTAGATTCAATTTTACCCATTGCTGCTATTTGAGAAGCAGGAATTCCACTAATTTGAGATGCTTGATTAATTATATCTTTATATTGACCTGAATTTAGTTGAGTTGGGTTATCTTGTGGGGGCAAAATTGGTGCTGGTGGAGCATTTCCTGCACCAGTAGGTGTTCCTTTGTCCTGGTCCTTTTGTTTTCCCATCAAAAGGTCAAGTGCTTTTTCAAATTTTTTATTTAAATTTTCAAATCTTTGCAAATCATCTTCAGGAATTGGTACAAGATTTTGAGGATTGACCAATCCTTTTTGTTCTTGAGTAAGATCTTCTAATCTTTGTTGTTGAGCATCAGGTTCATTTCCAGACCCTAAAAATTTACTTGCAGCAAAAATTCCTGCCCCTATACCAAGTCCTGCTAAACCTCTTCTACCAAGTGCTGGAAGAAATTTAGCACCCTTCCCAGCAACTTCTGCTCCTGCTCTTACACCTTGAGTAGCACCTCTACCACCTTTAAATATTCCACCAAGAACTTTAGCAGCAATTATTCCACCAACTGCTTGTCCAATTGCAGGCAAATAGGTTGCACCAATCCCAAGAAGTGGTCCAATTGCTTTCATAGGATTGCCATTGGCAAATGCTTCAAGCATATTAAAAAGTGCTAATGCACGAATAGCACCACCAGTTCCAGTGAAAAATCCACCAACATACTTTTTAACTAAGTCTTTAAGACTTGTTTTATCACTACCAAGTTCTTTTCTACCAATTCTTCTACCACGATTTGCAACTCTCTTTCTATATTCATCTACTTCTTTTTTATTAAATTCTTTAGTATTTTTATAATCTTCTACAATGACTTTTCGGACACTATCCAAATTATCATTAATCTGAACCAGATCAAGAGTTAATCTTCCAAGAGTAGATACAACCTTTTTTGGTGCTGCAACCGTTTCTTCAATAGTTGCATCTACTGGTTTTGAAATTTTTTCTGCAAGTTCCTGTGGTATTGCCTTTGTTTTTGGAATAATACCAGAAACTTTTGCAGATTTAATTGATGCAGTTTCTCCTGGACGAAACTTAGTAGCACCAGCAACAAACCCAGATGCTTTCTTTTTCTTTTCTTGAGATTGTTCTAGGTCTTTTTGCTGTTTATCTCTTTCTTTCTGAATTAATTTTAACCTTACATCTTCTTCGTCATTGATTCTTTTAATCGTAATCTCTGCAAGTTCATAGAATCGAAGGATATAATCACAACACTCTCGAAGATTTTTATTTAATTCTGGATCATTATAAAATGATCCAGTATTTTCAAATTCTTTATAGTCCTTAAGTTTTCCACCGAAGAATCTTAAATGTTGTAATGCAATATCATATCCTTTATTTGTTGGATTTAAATATCCAACCTGCATCAAAAACTCAGCATCTCTTCCTAGAAACTTATCTAACTTATCATAAGAATCACCTCTCATTTTTGGAGGTGGAAACAAATGGAATCCAGGAGGAACTAATTTTCGAAGTTCCTCCTGGATTCTTTGTTTTTTTAATTCAATAAGATCTTTAGTATTCATGGATTAAAGACTTTGTTTTTTTGATGCCTTCTCTTCTTCCTCTTGAATATGATTTTCCAAAAGAGTCAAATAAATTTCTCTTTCCCAGGGTATCATATTTTCAATTTCAGTTAATGAATATTTATGATACTGCATCAATGCAAAGTTAATTCTATAAAATCCCTCTAAGTCCTCATGACTTAGCATTATCCGAAAAAACTTGATAACCCTTCAAGAATAACTTCACTTTCTACTTCGGTTTTTGGATTCTTGACAATCAAAGTGTGAGATAATTTAGGAATAGTTTCAAAGAAATTTTCAATTCCTTTGAATTGATTTGAATCCATTGTCTGTAACCATTCTACAATTTCTTTTTTGGTCACATCACTAGAAGACCAAGAATCATCTTTGGTATAAACAATATCAATGCAAGATGCAATAACCTCAAAAGATTTATTAATTGTTTCTTCACTACTATTCGGTTTAGAAAAATCAAAATTATTATCAATAAATTCTTGAAGTGAAGGATACTTCATCTTTACAGTAATAGAATCATCTACTTTAATTTCAGTTTCATGCCCTTCTGGAATTTCTACTTTAATTTCATCAATATTAACTACAACATCTACTTGAGTTTCACCATCATCTGGACAAGTAATTGAAAGTTCAACGGATTCTCCAACAGATTTTGCTCTAATGTTTAAGAATAGATATTCAATATCAAAACTTGGAAGAGTGTCAATCTTAATTCCTCTAGTAAGAATACAATCTCTTAAAACATTTTTAACTGCATTAGTGATTTGTTCAGAATCACCACTTTCCATTGCAAGAATTAATACCTTTTCTTCCTTCACAAGAAAGGGACGATATTTAATCTGCTTCTTATTCGATGGCAAAGTCAACTCATAAGTCGGAGTTACAATTTTTGGTAAAGGCATAATTTCCTATAAAATTCAGGTATGATTATTTATGGTCATTATTTAGGATTAACTTTTTTATGTTTTTGAAAAATATACCTATCATAATTAAATGTAATAGTGGTTTTCAGCACAGATGATTGTTCGTATGATAATGGTATTGAAATTATATTTGTTGGATATGCATTTAATAAAGTATAAGTAATTGCCCTTGGATCAACCGTAGCACCTTCCATACCTTTAGGTTTTAATCTTCCATTATAACCAGCAGGTCTTCCATCTCTTTCATATTTTACGATACTAATTTCTGTTTCATAGTTATCAGGATACTTAAATTTAAAATATGAGTTTTTTAGACCTTCATTAGGAACAGAAAATAAAGGTGATATTTGATTCATCCAATTTTCAAAGAAACTGATAGTTCCATAATCTGCTTTAATATAAAAACTAACATCCACCGGAGGATATACTCTTTGATTTGGATATTGTTCAGTAACTCCTTGTCTATCACCTACAACTTGATTAAGATTAAATGAAGTTCCAGGAAGAACTGCTTCATAGGCAAGTAATGAAATATATTCTTGACTATATCCTCCAAAATTTTTATTCTTTATTTCAACAGAAAATAAAGAAGATAATGATAAATCTAAAAGAGTCCTATAAATTTTTTCTGTTGGTTGAATATCCAAACTTTCGTTTACATATATGCTATTTGCCATCTAAATAAATTGAGTGTCCTATATTGTATGTATGTCTTATAAAGGACAATTTAAACCATCTTTTCCTGAAAAATATATAGGTAATTATAAAAATATAATTTACCGTTCACTTTGGGAATTAAAATTTATGAACTATTGTGATCTGAATGAAAATATTATTAAGTGGTCATCTGAAGAGATTTGGATTCCCTATGTTTCACCATTAGATAATCGTTGTCACAAATACTTTCCAGATTTTTATATTAAATATAATAATAGTGAAGGAAATATTAAAGAAAGTTTAGTGGAAGTTAAACCAAAAAGACAAGTGAATGGTCCTAAAGTTAGTAAAAAAATAACTCAAAAGCAACTTGTAGAAATGAAAGAGTTTGCTAAAAATCAAGCAAAATGGGATGCCGCAAAAGAATTTTGTGCAGATAGAAAATGGGAATTTCAAATCATCACAGAAGATAATTTATTTGGATAAAAAGTTAAAGTAGTTTTAGAAAATTAAATGGCATATCAAACAATCTTCGAAGAAATTCAAATCAAATCAAGAGGTCAAAGTCATTCTAAGGAATGGTATCGTTCAAATATTTTCTTTGCTCGTTCAATGAAGTATGAGACCAATCCCAATTCAATGATTGCAGATGAACGAGAAGATGAAGTTGATTCGATGGGAGGAAGAGATCAAAATATTGTAAGACCATTTCCTAAGTTGTTCAGTTTAATGTTGTATGAATATAGAGCAAAGTATAGAGGGGAACTTCCCTTTTATGACAAATATCCATTGGCATTTATTTTAGATTTTAAACCCAATTCTTTTTTTGCAGTAAATTTGCATTATTATTCACCAGAAGAAAGAGTTGGAATAGCAAGAAGTTTAGCACAAAATAAAATTCCGAGATTTGAAAAGGGAGCGCATAAATACTTATTATCAGAGGTACGTAGTCCTTACTTAGATTTCGACACAAGAGAATGGGATACCATATGCTTATTGCACATAGAAGAATTTGTTCGAGATCTAGGTGGGGCAGAAATACCAGTTCCATCAGAAAGAGTGTGGGGTAGATAAGATGGCAACACCACCAGCAGGATGGAAACAATCGGATCCAAATTCACCAGGCATTTATACAAACAATTCACTACGACTGATAGATAAAGATAAATTTTTACGCCCAATATCAGTTGTTGCAAATGATATTAATGGAAGCTATATGGTATATGAAAAAACAACTTTTGGAAACAAACTATTATATCAAATAGATAAAAATTCTAATAAAAACTTAGATAAGAAAAGATTTGAAGATATAACAATTGTTGATAAAAAAATCGAAAAAGATGTTTATAAACTAGTCCAGAATACAGGAATAAAAGATAACATAGAAGCATTAAATAATAGTAAAGTTTATAAACATCTAGCACAAGTTCAACAACCACCACCACCAGGAAGATTGGGAATAGGAACCTCACCAGATAATACAAATAATCAAAATCCAGATAATGCTGATCCCGCATCGTCTCCTGCAGTATTTGATATATCATCTAATAATTTTCAAAATGATGAAGAGTTTAGCAATAAGGATTGGTTGAAATATCCAAAAGATATGAATCCTTCTCAAGATAGAATTGTCATAACTCAAAGAAGATATATTGCAACTAATGCATTTTCGGAGGGAAAGATAAGTGAAAATGCAATTTCTCAAGAAAGATTTAAAGAACCACCAACCAAAGAACAACTTTTAGGCACAGTAATTTTACCAATGCCGAATGATATATCAGAAACTAATGTGACTGCATGGGGAGAAGATAGTCTTTCTTCATTGGCAGCATTAGTTGGTGGTGCTGCTTTAGGTGTTGTTGGGGGATTAGGTGCCGGGAACTTTGATAAGATTGGTAAGGCTGCCAATGAAGCAATAAAAACGACTTTAAATAAAGAAAGTGGAGCAAATGAAACAATTAAACAATTATTAACATTAAATGCTGCTGCAGAAGTCACTAAAAAGTTTGGAATTAATATTAATCCAGAAGCATTTAGAAGTCGTATTACTGGAACTGCAATCAATCCTAATTTAGAATTATTATTCCAAGGACCAAAACTAAGAAGTTTTGCATTTCAATTTAAAATGTCTCCAAGAAATCAGGATGAAGCAAAAAACATAAGATATATTATTAAGTTCTTCAAAAAAGGAATGGCAGCAAAAAGAAATTTTACCGATAGTAAAGCAGCATATTTCTTAGGAACTCCTAATGTATTTGATATTAATTTCAAATCTGGGGATACCGAATTAGGAAGTATTGGAAAAATTAAAACCTGTGCTCTTCAACAATGTGTAGTTAACTACACCCCCGATGGATTTTATGCAGCATATGAAGATACTCAAAAAAATGCTGGAGGAAGTCAACCAATTGCTGTAACAATGACATTAGCATTTACTGAATTAACTCCATTGTATAATGATAACTATGAAGACTCTGATACTGTTGGGTGGGATAAATTGGAAGATGGTCCCACAGGAAAACCAGCAGCAGCAGCACCACCAGCAGCAGCACCAGGACCTGCAGGACAAGCAACATCCCCAACAAGAACACAATCGCAAGGAACTGGACCCAATCAACCATCATTAGGATTACCTCCAGCAAACTAAAATGACTTATTTTAGAGAAGTATCGGACTTACTTTATCAGTCCCAGCAACCAAACAGAAACTCTTCTTATGATTATGTAAGAGTCAAGAATCTATTTCGTAGAGCAAAGATTCGTGATGACTTTTTTCAAAATGTTGTGGTATTTACAAAATATAAAATTATTGGAAATGAACGTCCAGAACAAGTAGCAGAAAAAGTTCATAGAAGTTCTGCTTATGATTGGGTAGTTCTAATTGCAAATAATATTCTCAACATTAGAACTGAATGGCCGTTAAATGATTATGAATTTGAGAACTTTATATTTAGAAAATATACTTCAGAGCAATTATACGAAGTACATCATTGGGAAACTTTAACCTATTATGATTCAAGAGGAAAATTAATTCTACCAAGTGGAAGACAAGTTGATTCAAATTTCTCAATGACTTATTTTGATGAAGTTTTAAATCAAACTCAAACAATTACTCCAATTAAATCTGTGACTAATTATGAATATGAAATTCAAAAAAATGATGCAAAAAGAAATATCTATGTACTGAGAAATAATTATCTTCAAACTGCAATTGATGATATGCGAGAAGTAATGTCTTATGGATTTTCTTCTCAATATGTAGATGATAATACAAAAAAGGGAGAGAATTTAAGAATCCTCTCCCCAAGATAATCAATCTTCTGCTAAACGAGCAAAGTAACTGAGGGCATCATCATCTTCATCTGCATTTGAGGATGAAAGATTGTTGAGTTCCTTACGAAGATTCTCAGGAAGAGGAGGAGCAGAATTACTATCCTCATCTTCAAAAGATTCATCTACCTTTGGTTGAGTTTTTGTTTTACCAAGAACTGCTTTCAAACGAGCATCTAGTTGCTCATAAGACTTGAAGGTTTCTGGATTTACAAACTCTGAAAGAGAATGAGACTTCTTCCAAATTGATTCCATTTCATCATCATCATCAGATAGTTGTGAAGATTTTTCAAATTCCGACTTATCATAATTCCAATAACCATCCTTCTTGGTAATTTTTACCTTGAAGTTTGCACCATTCCAAAAGTCAAATGGATCAATGGGTTTTTCATCTTCAAACTCTGGTTGCATGGCAGCAGTAATCTTATCAAAGATTTTTTTACCATACTTGAATAGAAATACCTTACCTTCGTTTTCAGGATGTGCCTTATCACTCACAACATAGATGTTGCTGTAGTAAGATAACTTACGTTTGCGATCACGCACAATATCTTGATTTGCCTTACTACCTGTATTCCACAATTCTCGATTTGCTTCACATACAGGACAGTTTTGACTAATTGTGGTTAGGCAATTGTCAATTAACCAACCACCAGTGCCTTGAAATGCATGATTATAAACCTTTGCCCAAGGAAGATCTTCTCCCTCTGGAGCAGGCAAGAAACGGATAATTGCGAATCCATTACCTGCTTTATCTACTTCTGGTTTCCAGATGCGATCATCAGTAGATCCACCAGAATTACTCATCTTCTCAACTTCTTTTACGAGTTTAGACGTAAGAGAACCAAGTTGAGATTGCTTTTTAAGATTTGAAAAGGACATTAGATTAATCGGATTGATTGGATTGTACGGATTGATTCTAGCACAAGGATCATCAGGTGTCAATGTGAACAGTTTTTTTCAAACTTTCAATAGTTTTTTTCATTGAATTGAAAATAACATTCATATCTGCTTTACCAAATCCAAGAATTGATGTTGCTTCTTGAATCTGTTCTTTCATTTTGATTGCTTCTGGATCATTAGATAAACTCAATCTTGTATATAAAATTTGTTGCTTATCTAAAAGTGTAGAAAGAGTATTGATATGATTTATTTTTTCTTCTCTTGACATTGTAGTAAAACGTTGAATTCCAACATAAATATTGGATTGAAGATCATAGATATCTTCCATCTCATCTTGAACTAATTCTGACTCAAAAAAAGACATATTACCCCTGTGAAATAATTTGTTTCAAAAATTGCTTATAATCACATACGTCAATATTTAGAAATGTTGAATATTTTTTTATTTTTAAACTTACGGTTTCCCACACTGGATCTAAAAGTTTCTTATCAAATTCATTCCCGAACAGTAAGATCTTGTCCCAAATGACTAGAGTTTCTATACAAATCTTACCGCTCAGTAATCTTTTTAATATGATTGGATGTTGCTTTGAGCAATCCAATAACTCATTTAAGTTGTGTTCAGACAACATTTCTTTGGATTGTTCTTTAAAAACATAAGATAAACTTTGATTTCTTTTCGTCCACTGTTGGTATTTGGATTCACCATCTCGAATAATTTCTCCAATCCAAAGTCTATCAGGAGTATCAGATTCTACAAAATTTGCAAGGTAATAATTCTTAATCTCATCATCAGATTTTTGACGACTGATTCTTTCAAACCAATACTTATCTTTTCTTTCGTTAAAAGATTTTATTGATGCTCTAGACTTACCTGCATATTTGTGATAGTCATATTTTAATTTACTAAAATGATTTTTGAATGCTAGATATTGTGTATAAGCATCAAAAGGTGTCATAGTGCAAGTTTTGCTTTAGATGTTCTTTTTAAAAAGTTTAGAGTGATTGCATTGTATTTTAGTTTTTCTTTTAGTGGTTTACTAATCAATTTTGAAATTGATTCAATCTCAATATTATTCTCTTCGCAATAATAAACGATTGCATCAATATAATTCATTTCAGAATTATTCTTCACAATACATTCTATAAGTTCTGAAAATTTTGCCGCACTCAAAAACTTTTGATCCAAAATTGTTTCTACTTTATTTTCCATATTCTTTTAATTTGTACTCTACGAATTCTGTAATGTATTGGTGTAATAATTTAATGTACTTTTTCTTGTCATACTCTTCATAAACTTCACATTCTCCATTTTCACAAGACATTATAATTACAAACTTCTTCACTATTATACCAGTAAGTTCGTATAACATGCAAGCATATGCAGCACATTGAACAAAGTAATGTTCAATCCATTCTCTTGGTTTAGGTTTCTTTGAAGTTTTAAAGTCAATAATTGCCAATTCTTCATTGTATTCAGCAATACAATCAACAGTTCCAGCAATTCCAAGTTGCAAACTATACATGGATTTTTCTAATGCATGTATATTATCAATTTTATCGAGATCAGTTTTAGCAATTCTGAAAAGATGTTTTGATAGAGGTTGAACCTCTGGAAGTTCTTGAATATTCTGAAGATAATTCTCAACCAAAGTATGCATATCAGTACCACGACTGGTTGCTGCTTTAGTGATTTTATTTGCTTCTTCTTCTCCTATCTTATTTCTCCAATCAACAAAAATCTGACGATTAATATGACTGGTTACAGAAGTAATGGAGACCAATTTTTGAAGTTGATCTCCATTAGGAAC